CGCAGATTTGTCACAAGATATACAAGTGAAGGGGCGGTAGAAGTTCAGTTTGGTGCAGGAATAAGTGCAAATCCGGATGAAGAAATATTGCCAACGCCAGATAATATTGGATTAATGACACCTACAAATGTAGAAAAATTAAATTATAATTGGGACTTATCTAATTTTCTTTATAGTACTGCATATGGGCAAGTGCCCCATAATACTACTTTAACAGTAGAATATACGGTTGGCGGTGGAATTTCATCAAATGTATTAGCAAATAATCTTACAATATTATATGATGTAACTGCTGTAGTTAAAGCAGGATCTGACGCATCAACATCAGATTATGTTAAAAATTCACTTGCAGTAAACAACCCAGACCCAGCAACAGGCGGAAGAGATGGTGAAACTGCTGATGAAATACGACTAAATGCTATGGCAAGCTTTCAATCGCAAGGAAGAGCAGTCACAAAAGAAGATTATATATTGCGTGCATTATCAATGCCTCCTAAATTTGGCAGTATTTCTAAAGTATATATTGTGCAGGATGACCAATTAAATTTTATTGATTATCGCAATAGACTTAGAAATCCATTATCTATGAATATGTATGTTTTGAGTTTTAATGCAGACAAACAATTAACTGTTGCAAATCAAGCCATAAAAACAAACTTGAGAACATATATTGATAAATATAGAATGATGACCGATGCAATTAACATTAAAGACGCATATATTGTTAATATTGGTGTCAAATTCGAAATTATGATATTAAATAATTATGCGAGCCAAGAGGTATTGGTTGAATGTATTAAGGTTCTTAAAGATTATTTTAATATTGATAGGTAGCAAATCAACCAACCAATATACATTAATGATATATATAGTAAGTTATTAGCGGTTCGTGGTGTACAAAACATATTATCAATTAAGATAGAAAATTTATTTGATGAAACATTGGGATATCAAACAAACGTATATGACATAAATGTTGCTACTATTAATAATATCATATATCCATCAATGGACCCATGCATATTCGAATGCAGATTTCCTGACAATGATATTTCGGGACGATGCATAACCTATTAGGAGTATTATGATTATATATAAAGTATTGAATAAAATTAATGGTAAATCGTATATAGGCCAGACAAAAAATAAATTATCTGACAGACAATATCAGCATATTAATTCTGCCCTTATAAAAGATAGTGATATGGTATTTCATAGAGCATTAAAAAAATATGGAATTAATAATTTTGAATGGAATATAATATGCGAATGTAATACATTAGAAGAATTAAATGAAAAAGAAATATTTTTTATAGATAAATTTAAAACATTAGTTCCAACTGGGTATAATATATCTATTGGTGGAAGTAATTTGAATTATTGGTTATATATAGACGAAAATAGACGAAAATTAATATCAGCAAAAATAAGCAATGCAAATAAGGGTCGAATACAAACGGAGGAAGAAAAAAGAAAACGGTCAGAGTCATGCAAAAAATCATGCAAAGGAAAGCCATTATCTGAAGAATCTAAACAAAAGTTGAGAGATGCAAATATTGGGAAAATAATATCGGAAGAAACACGACGAAAAATTAGTGCTGCAAATACGGGGCGCAAAAGATTACCAATATCAGCTGAAACTCGATTAAAATTAAGTATATCACATATGGGAAAATCATCAATTAAAAAAGGAAGCACACTCACATCTGAACATAAAAAGAAAATAAGTAATGCATTGACAGGAAGGAAATTAACAGCGGAACACATAGAACATTCCAGGTTAGGTAATATTGGAAAAAAACGGACTGATGAAACTAAGCAAAAAATAAGTGAATCTAATAAAGGAAACAGGAATGCATTGGGATGCATACGCACACCGGAGACGAAGAAAAAGATGAGTATTGCTAGAAAAAAGTCTATGCGTGACGAAGTAATAATAACTTGCCAACAATGTGGAAATATATTTAAAGTGCCGTACGGCAAAAGAGCACGAAAATATTGCAATAATCGATGTGCTGCCGATGCTCGCACAGGAAATAACAACCCATCGAAGCGTTTTGACGTGCGACAAAAAATCAGCAATACTAAAAAAGGTAAACCCTGTTTTATTGGGAGAAAATATAAATGATAATACCTATATATCCAACTAAAGATAATACAATTTACGAAAAGTATCCGTTGAAAAATACGGGGCTGGATAGTATATTGGAAATAAATAAGGAAACAATAGATTCCGCCAGCATATGTGCATCTCGTATATTAATGCAATTTGATTCGGATGAAATTAATGATATTAAATCAACATATATTAATGGTGCAAGTTGCTCTTATTATTTAAGATTATTTATTAGTGATATTAAAGAGATACCAGAAGATTTAACAATAGATATATACCCAATATCGCAATCCTGGGATATGGGTGTTGGAAAATATTATGATACTCCGCAGCCTGTATCCGGTAGTTCGTGGACATATAAAACAGGATACTATGGTACACAATGGACAACTGCATCATATGCATCATCCACAACAGGTAGTTATCTAACCAATCCAGGTGGTGGTACATGGTATACAACACCAGCATGCACTGCATCTTTTGCTAATAATGTAATAGAAGATATTAGAATAGATGTCACAAATATTGTAAATAAATGGGTAGTTACTGCAGACATTATAAATAATGGATTTATATTAAAAGCACGAAGTGAATATGTTACTACTGTAAGTAATAGAGATTATTCGATTAAATTTTTCTCAAAAGATACGCACACTATATTTCAACCTAGATTGGAAGTTTGCTGGGATGACCAAGTATATGCGCCAATAACTATAACTAATACAACATATTTATATAGTGCAAGCAAAACTACATTTACACAAAGTGATTATCCAATAATTACGACTACATTTGCTACGGGTGTGCATGATGTAATAACATCAAGTTCTATAACATACACGAGCACATCTGCTAATTATTATACTATGCAAACATTATCATATAGTGGAAGCATATATACTGGTTCAGGTGAGTTTAATTATTTGGGCAATATTACTGGTTCTATAATTGGATATGCAGACTTAAAGGCAACAAGCAGCTATACTGCAAGCTTAAATGGTATATTAGATGATACTATAATTGTATCAGGCAGTTATAGTGGATCGTATAATAATAATACTTTTAAAGGATATTTTAGTGGCAGTATCAGTGGTTATGCAAATATGCTTCTTTCTGGTAGTTATGTAGCTATAGTAGATGGTACATTTACAGGAAATATATATACACAATCAATATCAATTACAACACCTGCAGCTATACTTCAATATTTTTATACTGCATCGCAATATTATTATATTTCTTCATCCGCGGACAGGCACCCAATAAATAATTATGATAGCATATTGTATTTACAAAACAATACAGGAAAATATAAATTAGATAGTTTTGTAAGATTTAATATTGGCGTAAGGGATAGGTATATTGATAAAACGTATTCAACATCTTCAAATTATTTAGTAATTCAATATTTGCCAACTTCGTCTTATTATTCAATTATTGACGGGCCATCAAATACAACAATAGTGCCGTTCAGTGATTTTACAAAAATAAGTGCAGACGCGAATATTAATTATATCAATTATCATATGGGTGGATTACAGCCAGAACGGCAATATAAAATGATTTTTAAGGTTATATCAGGCAGTATTGAACAATATTATGACAATAATTGCTATTTTAAAGTGGTTAAGTAAATAAGTATGAAAGAGGAACTAATTAGAAAAAGCTATGTTACTGGTGAGTGGGAACATTTTGTACCAACTGGGCAAGGTGTGCTTGACCATTGGTCCCCGGGTATTGTTAATAACGACGTATTAATAAATCCAGATAGCTTCACTGAAACTAATTATGATGCAAACGGTATTGCTATTTATTACCAAGATTATACAAATGCAATGCTTAAAATAGATGCAACTGTAAATTATTATTTAGCATCTGAATATAATAAAAAATATGATACCACAATAACTGAATTATATCAACCACCATCTAATGCAGAATCCGGTTCAGCAATACAAATTAATCCATATGCAAACCTTAAAGAATTTGGCCGTAATTTGATTAAAAATTATGATATGGTTGAAGAATTAAAGAGCTGGGAAGTAGTATCAGGCAATCCAAAAGTAATAGGTGACTGGAGAGAACCAACAAAAGAATATGGTTATTTTACTTCGTGGGATTATTATGTTAATCCGCAGGATGTTGACAGTGAATTTAAAACAGAAAATAGAATATATGCATTAAATGGCGGATGGAATGAATTAAGTAATGAATCCGTAACAAGATTAACCCAAGAAATTGATTTAACTAATGCGTCAGATGTTATAGATAGGAAGATAAATAAAGATGATATTGTCGTTGGTAATTTATTTGGTTGGCTCGGAAATACAAACAGCAGAGAATTTAATAACATTGATGGCTAAACGCAAAAACAGTTTGCAGTAACAGGGAAAAATGCAAGCGGCATAGAAA